TTCCTGATGTGTCTGGGGAAAGTGGGAAGTATTTAACAACTGACGGAACGGACACATCGTGGGGTACTGTTACAGCAGGTGATCCAGCAGGAACAGCCATAGCGATGGCGATTGCATTAGGAGGCTGAAATGGCTAATACGTTTAAGAATCAGGGGGCTGCATTAGTTACAGGTGGAGGTGTAGTTTATACTGCCGGTGCTGGCGTAACAGCTATCATTCACTCTTGTTATGTGAGTAACATTGATGGTACAAACTCAGTAGATGTGGATATAAAGGCTAGAGCAACCTCTGGAGATACTTACTACCACGTTGCTAAAACTGTACCTGTACCCGCAGGTTCTACTCTGGTGCTTGATAAGCCGATAGACTTAGAGGCTACAGGTGACGTTCACATGACCGCCAGCGCAAACTCTGACGCAGAGGTGGTCTTAGGCATACTTGAGATTGACTAATGTCATATTTAGGCCAAGTTGAATTAAAATCCTCTGACATAAGGAGGGTTGACGTAACGAGTTCTACGTCTGCTACGCATACACTTACTTGGACACCCCCAAGTGAGCAATCCCTTATTGTCACAATCAACGGTGTAAAGCAACAGAACAACTACACCATATCTGGTACAACCCTTACGCTTGATAGCGCACTGGTTTCCTCTGATGAGTTAGAGGTTGTTGGCATCCTAGACATAGGAACCACCAACATCCCTGCTGACGATTCTATTACCAATGCTATGGTTAAGTCTGACGCTGCAATAGCACAGAGTAAGTTGGCTACATTAGCAATAGACACAGCGGAACTTGCTGACGATGCCGTAACTGCTGATAAATTAGCCAATGCCATCAACACTTCTATTGCCGCTAATACAGCCAAAGTAACCAATGCCACGCATACCGGAGATGTTACTGGTGCCACGGCTCTTACTATCGCAACGGATGCAGTAGACATTGCTATGCTTAGTGCTACAGGAACAGCCTCTTCGAGTACATTTCTAAGGGGGGACAATGCTTGGACATCCGCAGGTCTATCAGGTTGGTCTGAAGATGGGGGTAATAATGACTTACTACCCGCTTCAGCCAGTGCTGGAATTTATCTAGGGGTTAGTTCGGCTACAGCATCTAATCTGCTTGATGACTATGAAGAAGGAACTTGGACACCTGCTGTTACAGCCTCTGGCGGCTCTATAACCACTGTTGGGGCTGTCTCGGGTGTTTATACAAAAGTTGGTAGGGTGGTAACTGTTACATTTAATATCACAATTACAACCAACGGCACTGGCAGTGGTCAGATAAATATTGGGAGTGTTCCATTTGCTGCGAGTGGTACTTGGATCGGGGCTGGCAGGGAAAATGCAGCTACAGGAAAAATGCAACAATGCAATTTGGGGGGAACCTCAATAGGTGTTAAAGATTATGATGATACCTATCCCGGTGCAGATGGAAGAAATCTACTTGGATCAGTTACCTACAGTACTGCATAAAAGGAATTTACTGTTATGGCTATAACAAAGAATATAGAAATTTACAAAATAGACGCGACACAAGGTTGGTCTGTAAGCGTAAGAACAGATACTGTTCTGAAAGAGGACGGGGTGGAGATTGGCAGGTCAAATCACCGACACGCCTTAGTTCCTTTTGCTTCTAATAAGGATGAAAATGACAGTTGGACGCATACTCCCACCGATATCTCTGGCGAAGATGCTCAAGTAAAAGCCGTAGTAGAAGCACTTTGGACGGATGAGGTTAAAGACAATTACAAGACAATGGTTGAACAAAAACGGCTGTGAGCGAATAGTATGGCTAGAACAACTATAGGGTGGACATAATATGAGTTATATAGGAAAGGAACCACCTTTTATAACAATCCCCGCAGATGATGCGGTAACTACTGCAATGCTGAAAGATGATGCGGTTACCTCTGCTAAAATAGATGACGGTACGATTGATACTATTGATATAGCAGATGATGCTGTAACTGCTGACAAGTTAGCAAATGCCATTAATACTTCCATTGCTGCCAACACCTCTAAGGTAACAAACGCTACACATACTGGTGATGTAACGGGGGCAACGGCTCTTACTATTGCTACAGACGCAGTAGACATTGCAATGTTATCTGCAACAGGTACAGCAAGTGCTACTACTTTTTTAAGAGGGGATAATGCTTGGGCTGGAGTTACAGAAACAGGCACATGGACTCCAGTATTCGCTGGTAGCGGTACTGCTGGGTCTTTTACCTACACCGCTCAAATAGGTCACTATACAAAAATAGGCAATGTGGTGGTTGCTCAGTTTAGAGTTACAATAAGTGCAATAAGTGTTGCTGCTGCTGGTTATCTTTATATTCAAGGATTGCCAGAAAATGCGTATGAATATCCAGGTATAACATTTTCTTCTATAGCTGGATTTACGTCTGGTGATACTCCAGTAGGGGGCTATATACAAAATGCCACCAACTATATGCAGTTAATGAGGTATGACTCTGATGAGCCGAGGGATGGTTGGAATACACATTGTGGTGGAACTGCCCTAACAACAACATCCAGCATTGCTGGGTCAATAACTTACAGGACATCAGCATGACATTTGATTATTGCGAAAAGAGTGAGTCTGGTAATTCAATCCATGTTAGAGAGATTGAGAATGGTATCTACCATCGCAGAGTTATACACCCTACAGATGATGTGTCGGAAGAAGGGAACTCTATACAAGAACTTGCCGCTGAGTTATTTACTGACGAGGTAAAGGCTGAGTGGATTGCTTTAACGGCTGTGAGCGAATAGTATGGCTAGAACAACTATAAGAACTGAAGACATTACGGATGGTTCCGTAGCCAATGTAGATGTCAATGCATCCGCAGCAATATCGCAAAGTAAGTTATCACTCGATATCGTTAATGCTAATGTTAACGCCAGTGCGGCGATTGTCCAAAGTAAGTTAGCAACCCTATCCATTGATACAGCAGAACTTGCTGATGATGCAGTAACTGCGGCTAAATTGGCAGATGGGGCTTATCTTGCTAATAGAAATAGAATTGTTAACGGTAATTTTGATGTATGGCAGCGAGGAACCTCATTTGCCGGACAAACGGCTACGGCATATTTTGCAGATAGGTGGGAAGTACAACCAGCTGCCGGTTGCACCATGACTATAGATAGACAAGCATTTACTGCGGGTCAAGTTGATGTGCCTTACGAACCTTCTTATTTTCTAAGAGCAGATATAACTACTGCTGGTTCTGCCAACGCAGAAATTTCACAGAAAATAGAAGATGTAAGAACTTTCGCTGGTCAGACTATAGCGGTCAGTTTTTATGCTAAATCTGTCGCTGGCACACAAACATTAACTTGTAGAATCCATCAGGATTTTGGTAGTGGTGGTTCGACTAGGGTAACTAGCGCTACTTCCGCTAAGGTTCTTACAAGTTCATGGCAGAAATTTACGTTCTCTCTTACTTTAGGTTCTATATCGGGTAAAACTATAGGAACCAGTTCTTATACGGCATTTAATTTTTACTGGGATAATTCTTCAACCTCTAATGATGTTGACTTAGCCCAAGTTCAGGTAGAGGCTGGATCAACTTACACCCCATTTGAATATAAGTCTTTTGGACAAGAGTTAGCCGCTTGTGAGAGGTACTACAGTAAGTCATATAATACTGATGTTGCTCCAGCCACATCAGGAGCAGCGGGTGCTTGTAGTTCATTAGCGATTTATTCTTCTGGCTCACAATCATTAGGGGCGAGATGGGTAACCTCAATGAGAAAAGTACCGGCAGTGGTTATCTATCCAATTGGTAGTACAAATACTGGGTATGTCACTCGAACTTCAGATAATGTCGAAGTAGCCGCAACTGCGGGAGATATTGGTATGGGTGGATTTGGATATCTAAGTGGTTCGTTGCCAAATACCTTCCCTAACGGGGTTAAATTCCATTGGTCGGCTGATGCGGAGTTATAAATGAATATTACAAGCGCAAGATATGTGCAAGACCTAGATGGTAATAATGATATTGTAGAAGCCGTTATTGATGGAATAACAATGTGCGTTCCCATCAACCTTGATAACAGGCATTACAAAGCAATACAAGAATGGGTTGCAGACGGAAATGCGATTGAGGAATAAACTATGACAGTAGAAAGTGCAACATACATTAGTGGCTTAACTCCGGCCTACCCGCCAGGTTCAGATTCTATCTCAGAAGGCGACGACCACATTAGGCTTATAAAGACTGTATTGCAGGGAACCTTTCCCAATGCTAATGCGGCTATAAACGGAATTCATACAAAGGCCACGGCCCCTACGTCAACCTCAGCGGGCCAACTTTGGTTTGACACTGGTAACAACGTATTAAAGATACGGAATGAGGCTGATGATGGATGGGTAACCTTAAACATATCTCCTGTAACAGACTTTAAGTTATTGGGATCAAACACCGTTGGGTGGATTCTTCCTACGGCAGACGGTATCTCAGGGCAGTACCTGACGACAGATGCAGGAGGAAATTTAGATTGGACATCTGCTTCCGGGGACGAACTCCCAAGTCAGACAGGGCATAGCGGAAAGTTCTTAACAACAGATGGTTCCTCTGCATCTTGGGAGACTAGCAATAGTGCATTTGGTGGCTCTGCTGCTGGATATAGATCATTCTCAGCCACCAAGGGGGGTACAGATCAAACGATTGCAACTGGCACGGCGACTAAAGTTACTTGGCCTACAGCAGAGTGGGATACTGGCGCTTGTTTTGCGGAGGGGAGCGATGCTACCCCATCAACCGCAACCTCTAGATTTATTTGTAACGTAGCAGGAAAATATCATTTTTATACTGCTATTAAGTACACCGGCCTTGCGGTATTCGATAATGAACTTAGAATATATAAAAACGGCTCTACAGCAAGATATGCCAATTATTTTATATCCTATGATGATGGTGAAAATACGGGTAAGCCTACTATGCAAATGGAAGTAGCTTTAGACCTTTCTGTTTCTGATTATGTAGAGGTTTATGCGCATCAGGAAAGCGGGGGCAACCTTGACGTAGACGGCGCGACTAATGCCAGTTGGTTTACAGGACACAGAATAGAGTAATGCCCCTAGTCCCCATAAATGATCTTGGCTCGATAGGGATAATAAAGGATATACCCCCGTATAACCTTCCTGAAAACGCATGGTCTGATGGTAATAATGTAAGGTTCCTGAATAATGGTGTAAAGAAAATCAGGGGCTATACTGAGGTTATGGCTACCTGTCCATTCGCTCCTTACTACATACTCCCCTATGAAGACGCCAACGGAACCTACTATTGGCTTGCCTTTGGTACTGATGACATAGCGGTATGGGACAATACTAACTGGACTGATATAACGAGGCAAACTACTCTAGTTCTGAATGGGGCTGTCTCTGCTAGCGCGGCAACTATTACTGTGGACACAGGGGCAGCCTTATCAGCTTTACCAGCCACAGGAAGCCTCAAGATTGGTACAGAGATAACCTCTGATGCCACAATAATTCCCCCCGCTACGGAACCTGTAAATAGGTATGAAACCTTTAACTATTCAGCTAGGGACACCAGCACTGGGGTTATAACACTAACCTCCCCAGCGATTACTCTCTACCGTCATCCAGACGATGCTGTGGTCACCCCGACACTATCGACCACCACATCAGACCAGGATTACGATGCCAATACCACCTCAAGAAAGTGGGCTGCGACTAAACATAATGGAATAGTTATAGCCACAAACGGGCATGACACCCCTCAGATGTGGCCTTTGAGCAGCGGTATACCAAACAAAACCCATCCAATGATGGAGTTGAGTAACTGGCCCTCCGCAGAAACTGAAACGTGTAGGGTAATAAGATCGTTCAGAACCTTCCTTGTAGGGCTGAACTGGGATAGGACAAACCCAGAACCTAGACTTGTAAAGTGGTCTACTGAATCTTCCTTTTATACAGCCCCTAGCACTTGGGACGAAACAGATGCAACCCTAGATGCTGGTGAATATGAGTTAGCGGATACCCCAGGAGGGATAGTTGATGGGTTGCCTCTAGGAGACTCATTCATTATATATAAGAATGATAGCATCTACATTATGAACTATGTGGGAACCCCCTACATATTTTCATTCAAGTTGCTTACGCCAACGGTAGGCTGCCTCACTAAGAATGCTGTAGCTGAATTTGAGGGCGGTCACTTCTTCATGGGGAACTCAGACTTCTACCTTAATGATGGTCAATCCATAAAGCCCTTGCTACCTGATAAACTCAGAAGGGCTGTGTTTGACGTTATAAATGCTGGTGACACAAGTAATCCAAGTTGGATGAAATGTTTTGTTGTCGCAGATCATTTACATAATGAGATGTTAGCTTGTTATCCTTCAGATGCTTCAACTACCGTAGATAAGGCGGTAATATGGAACTGGAGAACTGGCGCATTTTCTATGAGAGACTTGCCAACCACTTCCCATATGGCGTCTGGGATCATGGCGGTGTTTCCAACGGGTCAATCTTGGACTGCAACCACTGGAGATTGGAACGCGAGTTCTGAGGCTTGGGGTAGTTCAGCGTATGACACCCACCTAGAAAATCTAGTATTTGCTGACGTTACTAACACCAAGATGTATCGAGACAATAACGGGAACAAAAACGACACTGCTAATATGACCTCCTATATTGAACGGTCTGGGTACGATCTTGGGGATTCTCAGCAAGTAAAGTTTGTGAGTGCTGTATATCCAGAACTGGAGGTAAGCGGAAATAACGAGGTAGATGTGTATGTTGGCTCCCAGATGGCAACAGATGGTAGCATTGAATGGAACCCAGCAACTGGTGGCGCACCCTATAAGTTTAACCCGAACACTCAGTCCAAGGTTTCTTGCAGGATGTCTGGAAAATACTTTGGAGTCAGATTTGAGTCTACTGGAGACTTTGATTGGAAACTACACAGTCTAGCCTTTGAGGTGAAACCTAAAGGAAAACGAGGGTCGAGGTCTTACTAATGGCTAACGCCCCGTCAAAAAATGTAAAGAGCGTCAACAGATGGTCACCTAATCCAGCCCCTGTTGATCCCGCACAACTCCCTGACTACCTATTTAGTGAGTTAAGTAGAGTTGGGAGTATTATTTTCAACCTAGATACATTCAGACTAGAGCCAACTTATGTCGCACCAGAAAAACCAAGAGCAGGGGATATTAGATACGCTGATGGTACAAATTGGAATCCAGGATCAGGAGGAGAGGGTATATATGCTTACTTCAACAACACGTGGAACAAGTTATCCTGATAAGGATGACTGCTCTGTAAGTGTTCTTACACCAGAGGATGTTCCAAAGGTATGGGGGAGAGCAAAGGAGCTTATAGCTAAAGCAGAGCCATTTTCAGACGGAGAATGG